TTAGCTTACCTCGCTTTCAATGAGACTGTAGATGTATTCTGCCTGCAGCCTCGGATCTTCATAATGTTGCTCTGCCACTGCCATGCGAAAGCTGGTCGGAGACGCTGCAGGTTTTGAGTTCTTTTTCCTGTTCAACCTGCCAAGTTTCCCGGCACGTTCCAGACGGATGGCGGCAGCTTCATCAAAGGTCTCCTGATCAATGATAGCCGGGTAAAAGTCGTCTCCGAGGTAGTGCCTGTTTTCCATCAGGCGCTTTGCCGTGCCGTGGTAGGTTTCTATGCCAGCAGCGGAAGCAGCCTTAGCCAGCGCCATCCCGGAGATGTAATTCTCATAGAGCTTTCGTATTTTATTGGCTTCATCCTCTTTAATCGTGGCGCAGCCGTTTTCAATGCTGTAGCCGTAGGGTGTATGTCCCATGTATTCACATCCTTTCTCGAAGCGTCAGACCGCATTTCAGTTCAAAGCGCACTTCATTTCTGGAGCGGACAATGATGCGGTTCACATATTCATTAAACAGGTCATCATCGAATTCCTGAAGTAATCCACCTTTTTCTGTAAAGTGCAGAAGCGCTGTGGCTGCTGTGACCTTTGTTACATCTCCGGAAACAGCGTTTTTTAAGGCGTTGATCTCATCCCGGAAACTGTCTGCCTGCGAAAGCAGCTCGTTCGTTTCTTTGTTAAAAAGGATCGGGTCGATGATGCCCTGTGTCATGAGCTTTGTCAGCGTCTCGCGCTTTTCTGTGTTCTGCGCCAGTAGGGTCTGTATTTCCTGAATGCGCCGAAGCGAGTCATCAGACGAAGTGTTTTTCAATGCGTCCACATATGGTTTTAGGATGATCCTGTGCGCGTAGACCAGCTTGTTCATCATGGTGACGAAAGCCTGCTTCAGATCATCGTCTTTTACAAAAAGCATGTGGCATTTATCTTTATCCTTGATGTGGGTACTGCAGCACCATGCGGTGTATTTGTATCCGGTACAGCTGTGTATCCGGCGCTTAAAGGTATCGCCGCACTCGCCGCAGATGATCTTCCCGGAGAAGGTGTAGCGATTCTGGTATTTGTCGCTCCCTTTGACGACACCTTTTTCCGTTGCCCGCTGGTGAATAAAAGCGTGAGCAGCTTCAAAGTCCTCCCGGCTGATGATTGCCTCGTGATGATCCTTGACCATGTACTGTGTCTGCTCGCCGTGATTGTTGTGCCGGACAAAGCGTGAATCCGAGTACGTTTTCTGGAAAAGGCAGTCGCCGACATACTTCTCATTGGAGAGCATCCCGCGAATGGTTGTGGCCGTCCAGCGTCCGTTTCGCTTAGTAGGAATGCCTCGCCGGTTCAGGTCGTCCGCGATGGCGTGGGTACCTTTGCCGGAGAGCAGCGCTGCGAAGATTTCCTTTACCACAGCCGCCTGCTCCGGATTTATGATCATCTGCTCGCCATCCCAATCGTAGCCGTAGGGTGGGTAGCTGACTTTATAGGTGCCGCTTTCAAAGCGTTTCTGGATTGACCACTTGTTGTTTTCTGATATGGAAACAGACTCGCCTTCGGCCATGCTGGAGAGAATTGCCAGAAACAGCTCGCTCTCCATTGAGCCGGTGTTGATATTTTCCTTTTCAAAATAAATCGGAATGTGCAGGGCGAGCAGTTTTCTTACCAGCTCTAAGCAGTCCGTAGTGTTCCGGCTGAATCGGCTGATGGATTTTGTGATAACAAAGTCCACTTTACCGGCCTTGCAGTCATCAATGAGCCGTAAGAGCTCCGGGCGCTTGTCCTTCTTGGTGCCAGTAATGCCTTCGTCGTAATAGAGTCCAGCGAACTCCCAGTCATCACGAGATGTGATGTAATTTTCGTAGTGGGTTTTCTGTGCCTCAAGGCTTTCAAGCTGAGCATCGGAATCCGTAGAGACGCGGCAGTAGGCGGCTACCCTGATTTTCTTGAGTTTAACTTTTGAGCTCGCTGTTTCCGCGATTTTCGTGACTTTTTTCAAGGGAAGTCCCTCCTTTCCGTACGTCTATACATCACTCTAAAGCGACTACATATCAAGGGATTTTCGGCATTATTTCCGCGAACAAGGGAGAGAAAGTTTCCCGATTGATGGCGGTTAATTTGTTGAATTCAGCCACAGAAATGAGGCCGTCATCGAGCATCTTCTTTGCGATTGTCTGCGCTCTGCGGTAGTCCAGATCGCCCTGAATCCGCTCTTGCGTGAAATATCCAGATTGAACATTTGTGATTTCGTCTGTCATAACATATCCACCTCCAGTTTCCACTGGAGATGAACTGCCGTTTTGAGCGGACGAAAATAAAAAAAGCCTGCGGGCATTCCGAAGAACACTCGCAGGCATAGTAGATTGGATATTCAGTTATTTCACTCTGATCTTCCAGCCGGTCAGAATGAGGTTGACGTTTTTTATGAGCGTCGGGTTGAGCTTCTGGATCGCCGAAACCGTGGTGTCGTATTTCTTGGCAATTCCGGAGAGGGTATCTCCGCTTTTTACAGTGTAATAAACAGGAGTAGATTCCTGCTTTATCACCAGAGCATTGACCTTTGCCTGCACGGCAGAATAATCATACCCAGCAGCGGTGAGACGCTCTTTGCGGTCGGTTCCGTTTCCCCATTTGCCGTCCAGAACTTCCTGCGCCAGCTCATCTACGGTCTTTGCCGGAGTGACCGAAGCAGGAGTGGCAGGCTTGCTGTCATCAGACGCAGACTTTGTAAAGTCGTTGAAGCCGCCGTTCTGGATAATGGCAGGATAATCCACATAGGCGTAGTCCATATCCACATTACCACTAATGCCGTCAATAGAACCCTTGGAAGAATACTGCCATATGCCGTAGTCGCCCTTATAGGAGCATTTGCTCGCATACTGCGCTACCCAGTGAGCGTATGGCGTGAGTTTCGTGTCATCCATGCGCTCCTTGAAACCGGAAACAGCGGAGCCATAGATCCCGACGAAGTAACCGGCATCTTCCATAGTTTCACAGAAAGCAATGGTGGCCTCAGTGATTCCGGCTTTGGCAGAAGCGGGCTGTGCCTCGTTATCCATATAGACCGGGTATTCCAGCTGCTTGCCCTTCAGGATTTGCAGGAAGCGCTCGGCATCTGCTTTTCCGGCGGCAGCAGTCACGCAGTCCTTTCCGACAAAGTAATAAGCACCGATTGGGATACCGGCAGCCTTCGCACCTTTGTAATTTGCTTCCCATTTGCTGTCCGTATAAAAACCGGCATCGGAGCCGCCAGCTTTGATGATGGCAAACTCAATACCGGCCTTTTTGACCTTATTCCAGTCAATGGTTCCCTGCCAATGACTGACGTCGATTCCTTTTCTCGTCATATTATTTTTCCTCCTCATCGTGACGGTCGTGGAGCTGCTCCAAGACCTCCTTTAATTTCTCCGGTACCGGCAGGCCGAGATGTGCTGCGTTCTCCGTCAGTGACAGGCCTTCATTGGACAGGTAGAAGAAGATGATCGCCGTGCGGAGCACTCCCGGATGGCCGAGTACCTGAACATCAATGACGTTTCCGATGCCTACCAGCAGGAAGATCAGCACCTTGCGGCAGATTCCCTTAAAGCCGACCTCGCTTGAGAGCTTTTTGTCTACGATGGCACACATGATGCCGGTAAGGTAGTCGCAGGTCACAAAGATCACCAGAGCAATCAAGAGTCCGTCACAGCCGCCAAGGAAATAGCCAAGCCAGCCTCCGACAGCGGCAAATACCAGTTGGATCGTGTTCCAGAATTCTTTCATGAGAAAATCCCTCCTTTATGCAAAATAAAAGCCGCCTGCATTTTGCAGACAGCCTCGTGAACTGTATCCGTGTATGAAGTTATATCTGTTTTGGCAGTGCCTCCCAGAGCCGCATATCCTCCTGTCCCAGCGACCACATGGCAAAGCCTCTCACTCCCCAGCGATAGGCCGCTTCGTTTGCCCAGTAAACGAGCGAGTCCACATCCTGATAGTAGAGGATGGAAAAGCCGTCTGCGTCTCCGAGAAAGAGCCTTGCTATCCAGATGTCGATATCCTTTGGCGTGATGGTCACCGTATAATCGTTCCCACAGGTCAGGGCAAGCTCATGGGAGTGGTAGAATTCATAATCCAGCGAAATACTCTCGCTGCGTGTCACATCCTCCTCGATATCCGAGGTCAACGTAAACACCTGAAATTCCGTATCCCACGTGGCGTTCGACCGGCTGATCCTGCCATACTGCGTAACTGTGCCGTCCGGGAAGGTAACATCAAAGCGTTCGTATGGCTCGTAAGTCCACGCATCGCCAAGGCGGAGCAGCTCGCAGACCGTCCGGTTATCTGATCGGTATCCGGCATAGCCTCCGGAAAAGCCGCTGACCGTAGCAGTGAAGCGAAGCGTATAGGAAGAACCGGAATAAACACGCACCTTATTCCCACGGATACGCATCTCGACCGTGTACATGGATGGATCGGTACGAAGGTCGGCGTTTGCTGTCCGCTCTATGGTCTGGCTGTAGCTGCCAAGGAGCGTGCTGCCGTTATAAAGCTCCACAGCCTGAGAATCATAATTCAGGCAGCAGAACAGATCCCCGCAGAATACTCCGGCCTTGCCACTTCCTGTCGCAGGAAAAGCCAGCCTTGCCCGCAGGTGAATATCGGAAAAACCATCGTATTGCCATGCGAGCTTTCCGGAGCCGTCAAGCTGGGAGTAAACGCGACTTTCGGAATATTCATCTTCACGCCATACCGTCCAAGAGCCTGAAAGCGTCGTCCAGTAGTTTGTTTGCAGCACACCGTAGTCCCGGAAATCCTCATACCAGATAAGGGCAGAGTCCGGCTTTCGCCTCAGCATTTCACAGGTGAGCTTGAAGGCTCTATCCGGCTGACATTCGTTGCCGTCCACGTCGATAAAGTGGCGTGGAGAGAGCGTAAAGGTCGCAGTGCCCGCAGAGGGAGCCTCCGAAAAGCTGCTGCAAACATGGTAGCCGTAAAACTGTACGCCTTTTACATCTACGGATATCACAATGGTGTGCGTTCCGGCAGATAGTGAAATGTTGCTGGCGAGCGTCGTCCAGAAGGTGCTCCTCCAATATGGCCACCAGAGCCGGCTTTCCGTAAAATGCATCCGATTACCGTCAATCGAAACATAAATGCCGTTTTTATCCCAGAAGGGATAGCAGAGCCGGATGGCAATGTCGTAGGTTCCGGCACTTGAAACGGAAAAGGTATATGTGGCAGAGCCAGCATCACCGAGAGTGGCCACGCCGTTTTCAAAGGATACAATGCCGGAGTAGGAGCTTGTTGTTCCATCCGCATCCACATAGATGGTGCCGAACTCTGTGTGTTGCTCTTTGCTATAAGCCGTCAGATAATGCCGCCTGTTATAGGTTCCGTTCATTAGAGGATACTCATAGCTTGTGGCGTCTCTGCCTTCCATGAAGTCGTAGACCTGCGGAAGCGCCCAAGGTACCATGTCATAATCGTCCCAGTATGCGAGGATCGGGATGAAGGGCTGCGGTGGAGCATCGTCCGTGAAGTTGTATTGCCCGGTCATCCAGTTCTTTGCCGCATAGTAGGTATTTGATGTGCCGCGATAGGTTTTACCGAGGTTTGCAGGAAGATCATAAATCTGCCAGTTCCAGCCGTATGCAGGAAGGCCGAAGAATATCTTCTCCGGATTCATGACCGTGACCGCGTAGTCGTAAATGCCCTCAAGCCAGTCCCTTGGAGAGACGGCTCCGGGAGCAGAGCCTGCCCACGCCATGCCGTAGCTCATGATGGCGGCGGTATCGCAGTAATCATTGAGGTCGGCGTACACGCACCAGTTCTCGCCGCCGACCGAGCCATTGACCGAAGTCATACCCGGCAGGCAGATGTTCATCAGCTTGGTGCTGTCATAGTCTTTGACCGTGCTGTAGATATTGGCGAACATCTGCGTGGATGCGGCGTGCGTGGAATATCCGTCCCCGCGCTCCAGATCGATGTCGATGCCGTCGCACCACGGATATTTCTCCATGATGCGGACGATTTCCGAGAGGAAGGTGTCCTGCGCTCCATCGGTGTTGTCACGGAGCGCCTTGAAGATGCTGTTCGTGCCGTCATTGGAAATGGTCAAAAGCCATTTGATGTGCGGCCACATATTGATATAGGTCAGCATACTGGAAATGCTGACGCCCGTTTCATAAATCTCCCCGGTAACCCTGACCTTGAAGGAGAAAAGTCCGATCTGGCTGATTCGGTCGCCGTAATCCCGCAGGGCGTTATACATCCTGGTATTTCCCATGAAAGTCCACACCATACACCCTCTATGTTTTAAATAATCTCTGCTCATATCAGCGCGTCACCTCCCGATGAGCATAAAAAGAGAGCCGATTTCTCGACTCTCAAAACTAATCTGTGTGTTTCAGTAATTATTCAACCGTAATCAGCTGATATCCGGCTTTGACTGCATTTTTCCCTTTTTCGCCGCTCTTTACAAGCTGATCTGTTTTCTTATCGTACCAGTACAGCCCTGTCCACGCCCATGAAAATGCTGTAAGAACAAAGGTAATTTTTACACAGTCATATTTCTTTCCGCCTACCTCTACCGTTTCCTCACCGGCTTTTTCGGCGGCAAATTCTCCGAGTCCCATTGCGCCGCGATTGTTGCCGGTTCCGATAGAGTAGAATACAATCTGTTTCTCATCAGAGGCTATAAATGCCGGCATTGCCATATCCATCATCTGATACCACAAGCCGTCTCCGATCTTGAATGTCTTTTCTTGTGGCTTACCCTTGAATGTTCCGGTGAGTTTTATATAATCACCGTCTTTTACTGCGGTAAGGTCGGTATTATCAAACGGTCTTGAATAATGCCACGAAGAGCATGACAGGTTCTTTTCTACAGTGTATTCCTCATTGGAAAACACGGAATCCCCAGTATATACGGTATGAATGATCTCGCTTTTGTCCTTAAAACCTGACACATCAACGATTCTCTTATCCGCATTATCTGATTTCCTGTATTTCATTACAGATACCTCTGGCGGATATGAGTAATCGGGGATGTTGTATGAAGAGATAACCTTTTGTGAGTACACAATGCGCCCCTTCAGGAAAACCTTGTCAATGAACTGAATGTTAGAAATATCTTCGGCAGGATTTTTCTCAAGCAGTATAAGGTCCGCTTCCATGCCTTCATGGACAAGTCCTTTTCGGTCCGATATTCCCAAATGTTCTGCCGCATTTTTAGTGGCAAGAACAATGGCTTGCATGGGCGTAAGTCCGGCCTCAACATAGTACATAAGTTCCCGGTGTTCAACCTCTCCGCCCATCATTTCGAGCATATTGTCCGTTCCCATTGCAATATGTATTCCTGCATCGTACAACAGTTTCAGATTGTGCATATTGGTCGTAAGATAATCGGGATTTTTCTCGTATGTCATTGCGTTTACGGTCGGCACATAGTGCGCTCCGCTTTCTTTCCACAGATTGATAATGGCATCATCAGGAGAAAGCGCCTCATCAAGTATGCCGTGTTCAATACCGTATATTCCCGCTTCAAGCAGATCGCGCACATCCTCCTTGTAGAACACGTGAGCCGTGGTATTCAATCCGTTTTCTTTTCCTTCACGGATGATCTGCTGCATCAGGGACTTGTCAATCTTATTGATTTGAAGCTTCTTATCGAAATACCAGTAGTCACCGCCCTGATAGGTAAATTTCAGAAAGTCCACATCTGCGGCTTTCAGTTCCTTTATCCCCTCACTGACCTGCTGTGCGGTGCTGACTTCGATTGCCATTTCTTTTCTTATCCACGGATTATCCCCGCCGAGCGTATTGGCAGGATGACCATCGGGAGCGGTAAAATTAGGCCCTACGACCAGGAGCTCCGGACCTACGATTTTTCCTTTCCTGATCTCGTCACGCAGTTTGTATATAAAGTGCCTCGGAGCGCACAGATCCTTTACGGTTGTGATACCGTAGGGCAGGACCCTTTCTTTGAAGATGTTCGGTATCTCGCCACGCAGAAATCTGTCACTGTCCTCATCGCTGCGGTTGTTCAGCCCTTGGATATGAACATGGCAATCGATAAGTCCCGGCATAAGCGTCATATCGCTGCCGTCAATGACCTGTGCGGAGTTTGATGTGATTTCTTCCTCCGTTATTTTTTCAATTAAGCCGTTTTTAATCAGAACATTCTGTCCATGCATCTCGCTGCCGTCACCAACAATCACATGAACATTTTTGATTAGGTATCCGCTTGTCTTTCTCTTCTTTGGTCTGAGTAGGTATTTTACAAGTACAAAACAGACAACAGCGACCCCTATAATCATTTGTATCCACCCTATGAGCGGAATTCCTAAAAATACAGGCATAAACACGCCCTCCAGTCCCGGATGCTATCCGAATATTTTTTTGAAGTATTCGTCGAATGAATCCTTCGGCGGGATTGCCATGCCCTGATTTTCATCGGCAAGTATCAGAAGATGGTCGCCCGGATGTATATCAAACACATCCCGCGCTTCTTTCGGTATGACAATCTGTCCTTTCGTGCCAACCGTTACCGTCCACGCGTATTTTCCTTCTGGTTTATCCATTGAGAAGTACTCCTTTCTTTTAGTCATACTAATCATACATTTCATACCTTTCTTTGTCAATGGATTTCATCGGACTTTCATCAGAATTTCGCTTGTTTATCACAAAAACGCGTCACCGTCCTTCATCTCCTGAAACTCCACATATATCTTCGCCGACTTCTTGTCCTCCACCGTGATGGGATGCTTGCTGTCCCATGCGACGGAATACTGGAAAAATCCGTACTTCGGCGTAGCCGAGCCGTTCTTCAGGCATTTCCTTTCCGATGCCGACAGCACAAGTTCATCGCCTGCTGAAACGGCATTCTTAAAAACCGCCTTATGTGCCCCGGAGCCTGTTCCGATGGAAATGCTCCCGGCAGCCATATCCTGCAAGGGATAGATTTTGTAGTCCAGCCCCGCGGATGTCTTTCCGAGATTGAAGATAACGCAGGTGGCAGAACCTCGCACGATGCCGTTAAAGAACCGCTTTCCGCTGACGGAATAATCATCCGCGGTATCATATTCTTCAAGCATCGGCTCTGCGGTATTGACCGTGTAACCAGACAGCATATCGCCCTCCTGGAGCATAAGGTCGGTGAACCACACATCGCCATTGCAGTCCGTGACAAACGGACGGACGGTGACATTGACCACTCGTTTATCCTCTTTCTTTGATATGACTTCCACAAAGCGTTCAAAATCAGCCATTTAATCACCGTCCTGCGTCCATTGTATTTCACTGACATGACCGACCCACCCGGAGGCAAGGGAGCCGTCCTGCAGGAGCATATCCGTGATATATACCGTTCCCGTGCAGTCTGACACAAATACCCTGACCGTGATTTTCACAGGTCTGCCATACTGCGGGCTGACGTCTTTCTGCACATGAGTAAAACTTGCCATAATCATTCCTCCGAATCCGACGAGGATATCAAGTCTATCGTTCTTGTTTCCGTAGAGCCGTCCTCGTACTCAATGACAATCTCCACACCGACCTGCCCGGAAGAGCCGAGGGAGAGGTTTTCCGTGGCAATCTGCGCCGAGAAGGTATAGCTGTCACGATTGGAGGGAGTGACCGTCTGCTCCATGTATTTTGTAATGCCGGCCGCACCCTCGCATTTAAAGGATGCCGTGCCGGTTACACCGTTGTCCGTATCCACCGAAAAGCCCGAATTCGTCCAGTAACTGAAATTGGAATCCGCCCGTGAATTCTTCAGATGGTTGAACGGCACGAAGTTCTGCAGCTGCTGATTGTCGATGTAGTTCGCGCCCTCAAGGGTATCCGCCGCCGCGTCCCACTGCGCCGTTGTATCGCCAAGCTCCCGGAGCGTGGTGGAAAGTTCAAGCACCGTGTTCCACGGCTCCTGCAGGTTGTACTCCCTGCGGACGATCCTCGTCTTGATGGATAAGTCCAGATCTTCATCCGCCACCATAACCGTATCACCGAGGTTCCAGCTTTCATGCTCGTAACCCGTGAGGACGGTGAGGTCCATCGCTTTCAGCACATAAGAAATCCTCGGCGTTGAATAATCCGCAAGGCGCATATTGGCAAATTCAAGCATCTGGTACGGATTCGTAAAGGAGGAACAGTCGAGCGTCTTGATACGCACTTCGTTTGTGTAGCTATAGTCCTCCACATAAGCCTTGCCGTCATTGATGTTGGCAAATGTCATGCCGTCCGCGCCGACAGCATAGAGCCTCGTGATAAGCCCCGTGGTATCAATGACGCGCTGGATGGACTTCATGTTCTTTTTGTAGCAGAACAATGCCCCGGAATCCGTGCCGGAAAAAGTCAGCAGGCTCACCGTCTTGTTGGCGTTATCGAAAATGAGGTCGCCGCCGTGAAGGTTCTGCACCTGCCGAAGGATGGAGAGCGCGTTATTCTCTGTCGATGTCCACGTCCTCTTGGTGCTGACATTGACTGTTCCGATTTCCCAGTCCGTCCCCTGCAGGGCATACGCCATCGGTACATCCGCCGTGTCCGCCGTGAACGATGTTTCTTCCTTTTTGACGGAGAATGACAGGTCATAGAACGCCGCCTCCGCATACACCGAGGTTATCGCTTTTCCGCTCTCGTCCTTATCGTCCGTCACAGTCCTGATGCGGTAGGTATCGGAAACAATGCGCACCTGCTTTTCGTTTTCGACATACGCTCGTTTGCTGTCCTTGAACGGAAGTTTGAATTCCAAAGTATCAATGCCGTTTATCTCGCTTGTAACGATGATGTCGTAGGCGTTCTCCAGAACAGCCACAGCGTTGTCATTGCCGTCAAGGATAACGGGACGGGCATAGCCGAGCTGCGAGTATAACGGTTTCGGGTTATCGTAAAGATTGATCGACCTGAGAACCGGCGTCCTTGCCGTGTTCGTGGTGGCAAGCGTCACTCTATACCGGATATATGCCTTTGACGGGGACTGCAAAGCGCCGCCCGTGCCAAGGGCGATCCAGTCCGTCCAGGTCGAAAGATCGTCCGATGTTGACGTTTCTATCAGCGAGACCGAAGTCACGCCCGGTGATACATCCGCACTGACGGACACCCTACCTGTGCCTGATATTCCGCACTCAATGGCGGCTGTGGTCAGCACACCGCTTGAAGGATACACGGAGTCCGTTGCCTTCAGAGTGACTGCATCCTCTGTGGTCAGTCCGTCCACATCCGCGTCCGTGTCCGCGCCGTTTGCCGAGAGGGATTTCAGGAACCACTCGGCAATATCATCGGCTGTCACATCCGCGTCGCAGTTTAAGAACCAGTCGTCAAACGCTCCCGCGTACCAGTAGGAGGTATTCAGCATGCCCCATACAAGGTCAGCCGTGCAGGAGCGATTGAGCGTTCCGTTTATCGTAAGCGCGGAGGAAATCCACACTTCTCCGCCGGTTTTGTCGCCGACCACGTACCAAGCCTTCTGATTGTCCGGCTCTATGACCGCCGCGATGAAGTACCACTTGGCGTTTTCCAGAGAAAAGGACGGCGTGACCGATGTGTCGAGTATCAGGCTGCCGGAGGAATTGTAGAGCATGAGCCTTGGCTTTCCCCGGATAAGCGACAGATAGAATATCGGATTGCCCGTTCCCGCTCTGGTGGAGAGGATAGGCGTATAGGTATTGCCGACCGAGTAAGTGGTCGGACGTATCCAGCCGCCGACAATGATCCGCTCTCCGATATCCGAGAACATCGTGCCGTCATTTGACGCCCGGAGATATGTCTTTTCAGATGAGGGATTGTTGATGTTCATCTGAAAGAAGTTACCGAGATGCCCTGTTTTGAAGTCGGCGGTCGTGCCGCTCCAGTTGTTGATGTATGCGTCCCTGCCGTTGCCGGAGGAATCCGCTGTGCAGGTGTTCGCGTCCGGCTCGGATTCATTGAACCGCCACAGACCGTCTTTTCCCCAGGCGGAAGGCACCTGCCCGGTAAAGGCGTCCTGTGTGTTCATCGTATTTTTAAGCGCCATCAAATCACCTCCAGCGGCTCCTTGCCGATATTTCCAGTTCCGTAAAGGTCACAGTATTGTCCGAAACAGCGACCGTCACAGTATTTGCGCCCACATTCAGCGTGGGGAAATTAAGTTCCGACAAAAGCGGCAGACCGTTCCGCAGCGTATTGCCGTTTGCGTCCACCACCTTTGCCGTCATAAGCGCCGAGTCAATAACCAGAGTCTCACCGCTTGCAAGGCTGCCGATGATTTTCAGTTCGCTGCCGTTCGTGGTTATCGTGATATATGTTCCCGTGCCGGACGGAATAACTCCCTTAAGCGAATACACGGGCAGGGAGTATGCGTTCCCAAGCGATCTCGATATTGTGGCTGTTCCGGCAGCTGAACTTGTGAAAGTCTCATCCGTGGCGGCGTAGGCATACGGATCGGGACATAAAAAGACAAGGTCGAATGTGCAGGAATTGCGCACCGCCTTGTCAAAGGAGAAGCCCTCGTTCAGCCTTGCGGAGTATACCCGTCCCGGCTCTTTATCGAGTATCAGAGGACACAGCCCGTTATCGGGATTGAGCCACGATACGATCTCATCCTTCAAGTCGAGGAAGTTCGCATCGCTCTTTCCGGGAGGAATAAAGCAGGAAATCTGAATCTTCCTCTCGCCGACAGTCTCTCCGAAATCGAACACGCCCTCGTGTCCGGGCATGGTGACGGTGTTGTTCCTAAGGTCCGGCATACGGTTTTCAGTTGTTATTCTTGTGGCAAGCCCCATCGACTGCGAGGTCGTGCCGTTAAATGAAAATCCCATATCAGATATATCCTTTCGCCCGTCTGCCGGCATTGAGGAGCGTGTTCAGCTGCTGCGATATCTTTCGGATATCATCGTCGCTACGCACGCTCATTTCCTGTATGTTAATTAGCGGCTGGTCGCCGGAAAGCGAAAGAGCCGCGCCCTGCACCGCGTCCTGAATCATGGAGCGCAGCGAGCTCACACCGACCACAGCTTCATCACCGGCCTCACCGCCGCCAAGAAGTGTGCCTCCGCTCTGGCCGAAGATGGTCGCATCCTTTAAGATCATGCCGCCGGACATCGCCTTCTTATACCAATCCACAGAAAAGTGCGGTATGGATGGCGGGTTCAGCGAAAAGCTGCCTGTGATGGAGAAGTGCGGCAGCTTGATCTTCGGCAGGCTCCAGCTGAAATTGAATACGCTCTTTAGCTTGTTTACGATCCCGGATACCGTGCTCCAGATGGTATTGAACACATTCGATATGGTACTCTTGATCCCATTTACGATATTGGACACCGTGCTCTTGATCGCATTGAAGCCGTTACTGATGCCGGACTTCATGGTATTCACCACATTCATGACCGCGCTCTTTATACCGTTCCAAACGGAAGTGACTACGCTCTTTACGGCATTGAAAATCGTAGAGGTCGTAGTCTTGATGGCATTCCATGCGGTGGTGATGACCGTCTTTATGGCGTTCACGACAGTTTCAACAGCTGTTTTTATCGCGTTCCAAACAGTAGTAACCACGGTCTTTATCACGTTCAGGACGGTTTCGATGATCGTCTTGTAGATATTGAAATAGGTGGTCACTACAGTTTTGATTGCATTGAAAATGGTTTCAAAAAAGCTCTTGATGCCATTCCAGATTGTAGAGATAACCGTCTTTATGGCATTCATCACGGTTTCAACCGTAGTTTTTATCGTATTCCAAGCTGTGGTAAGAAAACTGCTGATTGCATTTGCCACAGTGGTGAAGGTGTTCTTTATTGCCTCCCATATACTGACGAAGAAGTCCTTGATCGCCGTCCATATAGTAATGGCAATCTCCTTGACCTTTTCCCAGAGGTTGATCCAGAATTCTCTGAAGCCTTCGCAGTTGTTCCACAGGTAGATAAACGCAGCTACCAGCAGGCCGATGGCCGTAATGATCAGGCCTATCGGATTTGCCGCCATGACAGCATTCAGACCAGCCATCGCCGTCTTTACTCCAGCCATAGCAGTGGTAACAGTAGGAATAATTGTCATAATCGTACCAACAGCGGATATAACTTTGCCGACGATTACAAGTACCGGCCCGATTGCAGCAGCCACGAGTGCAATTTTTACGATCATCTGCTGCATAGGCTCTCCGAGGTTGTTCCACCATTCGGCGAGGGATTTCAGCTTGTCAGAGAGCTCTTTAAGGACAGGAGCGAGAACTGACATCAGGGAGTTGCCGACCTCCGCACCGGTTTCCTTCAGAGAGTTCATGGTCATCTGAAACTGGTCAATCGGGTCGAGTGTCTCATTGAAGGTATTCTCGACACTGCCTTCAAAATCTCCGAGGAAGCCGGAGAAATCCGACAGGTTGAGCTTTCCGGTCTGCACGGCATTATAAATGGAGGCACCGGCCTTACTTCCGAAGAGGTCATAGGCCGCCTGCAGCTTTTCTGCATCGCTTCCGCTTCCCTGCATGGTAGTGGAGAATTCCGCAAGTGCCTGATCCAGCGTTTTGCCGTCTGCCGTTGCATTCTTCATGGCTGTCTTTAAGCCCATCATGGCGGCAGATGTATCAAGGCCGGACATTTCCACCATGCCCATAAAGCCAGCGGCCTGCTGGGCAGTGAGTCCCATTTCCTTCAGCTGCGCGGCATTGGAGGAGAGGGCATTTGCCAGCGTGTCCATATCAATGCCGGTGGCCTGACCGGTAGCGTTTAAGGCATCCAGAAGATTATCTGCCTCGGAAGCGTCCATGCCGAAGGCGTTCATGACGGAGGATACATTGTCGATAGATGTCGAAACATCGGTATCATTGAGCTGGGCAAACTTGATGAATCTTGCCGAGAGGTCATCCAGCGCCTGCCCGGTCAGGCCGAAACGCGTGTTGACCTCGCCGACAGCAGCACCGGCAGTTTCGAAGTCCGTCGGTATCTCTGTGGCGAGGTCTTTTACGATCTGGCACATATCTTCCAGCTCATCACCTGTAGCGCCGGTTTTCTGTGCAACGATGTCAAGGCCAGCGTCCACCTCGTTAAAGGCTGCAATGGAGGCAGCGCCGATGGCGACAATAGGAGCCGTTACATGCGTAGACAGGCTCGTGCCGACATCCGATATTTTCCCGCCGACCTCCTGCAGTTTAGAGCCGGTCGCTCGGAGTGTTGCCGTGATAGAAGTATCTGTTTCCCGACATTGCTGTTCGAGGTTTTTGAGCTCGTTTTCGGTCTCTATGATCTCACGCTGCCATGCATCATATTGCTGCTGGGTGACGGTACCGTTTTTTAGTCCAGCATCCATCTGGTCTTGCACGGACTTCAGCTGTGTGAGCTTTTCCTTCGTTTCGGAGACTGCCTGTTGTAGGAGCTTCTGTTTCTGTTCGAGCAGCGTGGTATTTGTCGGGTCGAGCTTCAGGAGCTTGTTGACATCCTTCAGCTGCGACTGTGTTGATTTGATTTCCTTGTTTACACCGGATAGGGCTTTGGAAAGGCCGGTCGTATCGCCGCCGATTTCCACGGTTATGCCTTTTATTCTGTCAGCCATGCGATGACCTCCTTCCTGTTAAAATCGATCCATCTGCTCCTGTGTCGCGAGCGCAGGATAGTTGTAATCGTCGTTGCTCATTTCTGCATACATGTCATTGACAGTCCCGATAGTGAGCAGGTCGAGCTCCGAGATGGAAAGCCCGATCTGCACACACCGGAGTAAAAAGAGCGGGGTTGTCATTTCCCGCTCTGTCGGATGATGTTTTTTTTAGATTCCACCTGCTGTTCCACATTGAGTCCCCACAGCTCGATGATCTGAGGCAGGATTTCATAGATGGAGAAGGTGTTGAACTGGTCGAGCCAGTCCTCCGGAGTGTCCGGGACATCAGGATTCTGATGCTTTGCCATCAGCCATGCGATGTTCTCAAAAAGCTCCAGACTGAAGGTGTCCAGATTGGAGCTTTCTGCGTCGCTTTCATCGATGCCTTTCTGCAGCTCGTTTAAATCCTTATAAATGTCCCTGTGGAACTTATTTCTGTAAAGGCGAGGAATGGCGGCTGAGGCGCGGAACTGCACCTCTTTGCCGTCAACTTCGATTGTTTTTGTTACTGCCATATCGCGCCTCCTTATTCACCACTACTTACTGAAGCACTCGGCTCATATACAGAGCTGTACCAAGCGTCGTAAACAGCACTTGTAGTGTTCGTACCGGTTTTGACCTTCACAATGCCGGAAGGGAGCGGAGAAGCTGTAATGGAAAGCGTCTCTGTCTGCACCTCGGTAGAGTCCTCCTTGGTGCTGCCGGTGACGGAAGGGCGGGTCGCGCTGCAGTAATACATGCAATGGCGGATCTTTCTCTGGTCGCCGGAAAATTCAAAGAGCAGTGCGAAATGCTCCGGCTCTACATCCTTGTTTTCAACGATGACGCCGTTTGCATCCTCAGTCTCATGCATGATGTCCGTAAGAAAGCTCTCCGGAATCAGCGCCAGCTCAAAGTCGCCGGAATAGCCGTTGTTGTTTGAAACCATGTAATATACGGAGTCGTCCGCATAGAATGGATCATTATCTCCCTCAGCATCCAGCGAAAGGGATACAGCACCGGGCATTGCTACAGGCGTGCCAAAGGTAACAGTTCCGTCAGCGGCAAGCGTAGCAATGGCGTAGTGGCAGTTTTTAAGGCCGAACTTGACCTTGTTACTCGTGTTAGGCATAGTTTTTAACCTCCTATGATCTGTGTTTGATATAAGACCTCGTACAGCTTCTCCGACTCGATCCATACCTCAGATTTCTCATAAGGCAGGTCGTGGGCGATTAAGATGTCCTCGATCTGGGTTTCTGTTTCCGGGTCTTTTACGTCCGTGTATAATTCGATGTTCAGTTCATCAATTTTCTTGAACACGGTGTCATCCGCGAACATATTGTCAGAGCCCGGATATAGAAAAACGAGGAAGGGTGGGTCTGGTGACTCGCCTTCGGCAAAGTGGTCGTAGGCAAGCGGCAGACCGGCTTCCTCTAACATGGTGATTACATCGTCGTATGTCATGATCCACCTCCCAGCTTCTGCTTGATGGTATTGACGAGCTTTTCGTTTCCGCGCTCCTCGGCTGAGGCGATATGAGGCTGTGCCGGAACACGTCCGCCGCCACGTTTCACATGCCCATGCTCCAGAAGGTGTGCCAGCTGATAGCGGTTCCTCGAATGCACTATGAGGTCAATACTCTGTGAATCCTCATGCATATTCTTGACTGACCAGCTTTTCTTGTATTTGCCGGTATCGACTGGAGCGCCTGCCTGAATATCCTTACGGACGGAAGCAGCAGTTTCTTTCACAGCGGCCTTCAAGTCATCTGTGGCGAGTTTTGAATATTTTTCGAGCTCCTCCATAATGGCTTCACCCATCTCGTTTATTGATACATTTCTACTCATGCGTTCTTCTCCAGCTTGCAGTTGAATTTCAGGCTGTTATGCTTATAGCCCATCGGATTCACATAGGTGATGTTGTAGGTACGGCCTTCTGCGATGATCCGGTATTTTGTCGATTCCACATCCGTAAGCTCAGAGCAGTAGCGGCAGGTGAAGTCCAGCGATTCCTCCGGATTGATGACTACACCGGAAGATTCGGAACCGGAGCTCGTGCCGACAGTCGCCCAGCAGGAGAAATAATCCGCCCAGCCGGTTTTGTGGTTTCCGTATTTGTCGACGATGACCGTATTTTTCTGGAAAGTGACGCGCACCCTCATAGCTGCTATATTCATGAAAATGCTCCTTCCCGTATTGCAAAAAGAAGTGAGCGTAGTGTCATGGTAAGAGCATGGTGGTCGGCTTCCTCCCTGTGCTCAAAGAGATAGGCACAGGTATAGAGGATAGCGACCTTCATGGTTTCCCGGATTGCAGACAGCTCCGCCTCGGTATATTCATCAGAAGAAGCGGCATCGGAGTCGATCACTTCCCACTGATCATCCGTAAGTCTTGCAATATCAATACATAAGCGAATTGCGGAGGCCAAGAGGATACCGACCGTGGCATCCTCATCCGACGAATCTACGCGCAGATAGGCCTTCGCATCTTCAGTTGAAATCAAAGCCACGGTCGTTCACCTCCCTGCCTTAAGAACCGGAAGTTGCCTTCATGTCAAGAATCTTGATGCCTTCGGAAAGGATCAGCTTGCCGTCAACACGCTCCGTGCAGGTAAAGCCGACCTGACCGTTGGTAGCGTAAAGCTCGTTGAGGCGCTTGATCGTGCGACCGGCTCTATCAGCAATCCAGTAGCAGGAGAAGTCGCCGAATGCGATGGCTCTTGCACCTGCGGCCATTGTAGGTACCTTCGGAGAGGTGTAGAGCGGATAGCCAAGCAGTCTGTCGGGCTCTCCGGCAGTAAGTGCAGGCTGCCATACATAGACGCCGTTTAGATCCTTGAGCTTTCTGATAGCTGCGACAGTGGCATCGTTCATGAGGAACTTCGCCTTGCTGCGATAAGGAGCCTTGAGAGAGTACACAAGGCTGATCAGCTCATCGGCGGTAATTGCCGTAGCGGAAGCTGCGGTTACGCCGGAAGGAGCACCACCAGCGGCAGAAGGAATGAACAGGCCAGTAGGTCTGTCGATAGCCGTCTGGCCGGTCTGCACAGCACCGTTGATGAAGGCATCCTCCTCAGCTTCACCGAAGGCGCGACCGAATTCCTCAGAGATGTAGCCTTCGATATCAAAGAAGCTGTCGGAAAGCAGCTCGTCGGACACCTTGATGAGGTCAGTCAGCTTAAAAGCGTCAATGCTGGTCTGCGCGAAGGTCGGATTGCTCTCGGTGTAGGCACCGTTCTCGGCAGTCCACGCCGCCTGCGTGTGACCATTTGCCACAGGGATCTTGCGCTCGTTCTGTGTGGTAATGACCTTGCAGCCGATAGTACGCATGATATTGTTTTCGTTGAGCGCCTGAACAAGGGTGTGCTCGAATTCAATCGGAACAAGGTATCCGCCGTTTGCATCGGTTCCTTCCTCAAGCACATCGCGGATTGCGGGATTGCCGGGATGACGGATGTTGTCCCAGAAGGTCTTTTTATAGGCTGCAGAAGCTCTGCCGGGCTTATCTTCCGGTTCATCCTTTACACCGGGCTTTCCGGTGAGCGGAGTAGAAGTCGGTGCGCTCATCATCTTGTCGATCTGCTCCTGACGCTGCAGGCGCTCGATATCCTTGGTGAGGTCGGTGACTTCCTTTTCCATCTTGTCGTAGGTTGCAGCATCCTCCGCAGAAACCATGCCGCCGTTCTGAGAGTGGCTATTAAGAAACGCCTTAGCGGCCTCCCATGCCTTCGCTCTCTTGTCCATGAGTTCCATAATCTGAGTCATAATAAAAATCCTCCTTTAATGTGCGAGAAGCGAAAGGCGCTTCTCAAGATCGGTTACTGGTACCATGTGTTTATTTGCTTCCGGCTTTTTCTTAGGAATCAGTCGGGAAAGCAGTGAATCAGTGACGGCCTTGCGGGAGAAAAGCATCTCCGCGTCAGCCGTATCCTCAGGGACGGATTTTTCTCCATCCCTGAACAGAATCTCGTCAGCGAAGCCGAGCTTCACGGCTTCTTTGGCGTTCATCCATGTCTCGGCATCCATGAGCTGTGAAATCTTGTGACGGGAGAGCCCGGACTTGATTTCGTAGGCATTCATAATGGATTCCTTGACTTCGTTTAACATGTCGATGGCTTTCTGCATTTCCTCGGTATCACCGATGGCGATGGTTGCAGGGTTGTGTACCATCATCATGGCCACGGGACTCATGCAGACCTTTGTTCCGGCCATAGCGATAACCGATGCCGCCGAAGCAGCAAGAGCATCAATTTTGACCGTCATATCATGTGGGTAATCCATCAGCATGTTGTAGATCTGCGCAGCAGCAAAAACATCACCGCCCGGAGAGTTGATCCAGAGGGTGATGTTTCCATCGCCTGCATGCAGTTCATCACTAAATAGCTTGGGTGTTACTTCGTCGCCGAACCATGTCTCATTGGAAATTTCCCCGTCGAGGTAGAGCGTTCGGTCGGAGCCAAAGCTGTCCGGCTCCTCGTTTCGCACCCAGTTCCAAAACTTTCTGGTCATAGTGCCTCCTTCTTTCTGAACCGGGTGCGCCCGTCTTCGGGTTCCGGTTCGGTTTGTGTTTCCTTCGTTTCATCAGCTTCCTCCTGCGTCTGTGCCGAGACCGCAAAAATACCTGCGTCCTTGAGCTTGGTCATATTGCCATTGATCAGGTACAGGTCGCCGCCTTCCTCCTCCGGAATACGGTCGAGGTTTTCAAGCTCCCTGATATCGTTAGCGGACATCCAGCCATTTTGGCGTCCGACCGCATAGCCGTTCATGCGGCTCTGGTAGTCACCTCTGAGCAGACCGTCCACGTTGAATTTGAAGAAGTAGTTTTTCTTTTCATCCGGAGAGAGCAGGGCTCTCTGCATGGACTGTTCCCAGCGACATACCCACGGGTCGAGCGTGTATTTCACAAATTCCAGCGACTGTTGCTCGATATTTGAGAAACTCGATTTCTCAAGATCGCCGATCATGTGAGGCGGGATGCGGAAGATACGTGCGATTTCATTGATCTGGAACTTACGTGTTTCCAAAAACTGCGCCTGTTCCGGTGAGATGGAGATAGGCGTATATTTCATGCCTTCCTCCAGCACAGCCACCTTGTTTGCATTAGAGCTGCCGCCGAAAGCAGAGTTCCAGCTTTCTCTTACACGCTCCGGATCTTTTACCACACCGGGATGTTCCAAGATGCCGCCGGGAGTCGCGCCGTTTGCAAAAAACTTAGCGCCGTATTCTTCGCAGGCTATTGCCATGCCGATGGCATTTTTAGCCATTGCAATCGGGCTGTAGCCCACAAGGCCGTCAAAGCCAAGACCGGGAACGTGCAGCACGTCGGACGGCTGAAGTCTTACACGGTTTCCATTCATCGTGTGCGCCTCATCCTGTGATGTTTGGTATTCGTAATAAAGCTCACCGTTTTCATCGCGGTTGACCGTCATACGATTTGGCATCAGAGGATAGAGTGCGACTACTTCGCCTTTGCCGTTCCGAATGATCTGCGCGTAGGCGTTTCCCCACAGGAGTAGGTGCGTCATCAATGTTTCCCGGAATACAAAGGATGTCATTTCCGGATTTGGCTCATCGTGAAGCAGGAAGTATAGCGGGTGATTTATCGCTTTTTCCTTGCTGCCGCCTTCGCCGTATCGATAGAGGTGAATCGGCAGTCCTGCAATCGCCTCGGACAGAATCCTCACGCAGGAGTAGACCGCCGTCATCTGCATGGCGGAGCGCTCCGTTACAGCCTTGCCGGAGGTCGTGCCGCCGAAGAAGAAGCGGTATGAGCTTCCGGTTGTTGAATTGGTAGGCTTATCTCTTGAACGAAACAGTCCTGAAAATATGCTCATATTGATCACCTGCCTTTCAGATAAATAAAATGCCTCTGTCGTCATAGACAGAAGCACCGTTGTCATTGCCGCAGCGGATCGCACGGTCAAGCGCCATGATGGTGGCGATGGCTCCGTCGATCTTCTCTGTAGATTTTTCCTTGTCAGCTTTGATATTTCCGGCTGGGTCAGTACGGATGAAGATGTTATCCATATTCCAGCGGAGCACCGGGTGGCCGCCGTGAGCGAGCTTTTGCTCAAGTGTCAGCTTCATGAGCTCCTTTGTGGGCGGGCTCATATCCTTAAAGCCCTGTCCGAAGGGCACGACAGTAAAGCCCATGTTCTCCAAGTTCTGAACCATCTGGACTGCTCCCCAGCGGTCGAAAGCTATCTCGCGAATATTGAAGCGCTCGCCAAGGCGCTCGATGAATTTCTCAATGTATCCGTAATGGATGACATTGCCTTCGGTGGTCTGCAGTGCGCCTTCTTTCTCCCAAGTGTCGTAGGGAACGTGATCGCGCCGAACACGGAGGTCGAGCGTATCCTCTGGCACCCAGAAGTACGGGAGGATCACATACTTGTCGTCTTCATCCCGTGGCGGGAATACCAGTACGAAGGAAGTGATATCCGTAGTGGAGGACAGGTCAAGACCGCCATAGCAGACGCGGCCTTCGAGGTCGTCCTCATTCACGGGATAAGCGCATGCGTCCCACTTATCCATTGGCATCCAGCGGATGGCCTGCTTTACCCATTGATTGAGGCGCAGCTGCCTGAAAGAATTTTCCTCGCCGGGATTTTGCTTTGCCGACTCGCAGGCAGCTTCCACCTTATCGATGCCGACCGTGATACCCAGAGAAGGATTTGCTTTTTTCCACACCTCTGGATTAGTCCAGTCCTCGTCAGGCTCCGCGCCGTAAATGACCGGATAGAAGGTTGGATCGACCTTTCTGCCGTCGAGGATGTCCTGCGCTTTCTGGTGGACTTCATAGCAAATGGTGTTTGTATCGTTTCCGGCAGTGGTAATCAGGAAATACAGCGGCTGCATTCTGGCATCGCCGGAGCCCTTGGTCATGACATCAAAGAGCTTTCGGTTCGGCTGGGTGTGCAGCTCGTCAAAGACCACGCCGTGGATATTAAAACCGTGCTTACTGTAGGCCTCAGCAGAGAGCACCTGATAGAAGCTGTTGGTCGGTTCATAGATGATCCGCTTCTGGGAGGCCAGTATCTTCACACGCCGGTTTAGCGCCGGGCACATCCGCACCATATCCGCAGCGACATCAAAAACGATGGTAGCCTGTTGTCTGTCGGCAGCGCAGCCGTAGACCTCGGCGCGTTCCTCACCGTCACCGCAGCAAAGGAGCAGGGCGACCGCAGCGGCCAGCTCCGACTTGCCCATCTTCTTCGGGATTTCGATGTAGGCTGTATTGAACTGCCGGTAGCCGTTGGGCTTTAGGACACCGAACAGGTCACGGATAATCCGTTCCTGCCAGTCGATCAGCTCGAATGGCTTTCCTGCCCACGTGCCCTTGGTGTGGGTGAGCTGCTCGATGAACATCACAGCAAAGTCCGCCATCTGCTTGCTGTAGTGGGAAGTCTCTGCCATGAAGCGGGTCGGCACGTAGTTTTTCAGTTTTCGCATTGGCACGGGTGCCGCCTCCTTTCAGGGCAAAATAAAAGACCGCCTAAGCGATCCGGTATCAGAACGAGAGAAAGAGCCCTGTGGCTCAGTCTCCCGGAATATTCGTATTCAGGGTTTGCTTTTTAGTTGTAGTTCTCAAGCAGGATGCAAAGCGCCATCTCTGCTTCCTTGCAGGTGGGCTCGATGTCCCAGCCTCTGTCGTAGTTGCAAACGGTCTCGCCGTCAATCTTGATCATGAGCTTGCTGATCCTGCCGCAGTTAATGCCGTAGGTCTCGCTTGGCTCATCGTAGTGTTTTACCCAATAGTGGCATTTGGTGTATTTTTCCTTGTCCTTGGCATCCGGAATGCCGATAACTCCTTCGCTCCACATGCTCTTACGCCTCCTTTACCGTCATCTTGAAGGCCGGGATGAGCCGGTGCTCGTCGCTGCCGAAGTGGGTGTAGCGATCCTTGACCTTTACGATTCCGTCCAGCGTGCAGCCGAGCTCCTCAAATTTGGCGATGGTTTCGATCAGGCTTGAGAAGGTTGAGCTGATGGTGAATTCCCTGACTCCGAGCTTCCTGCAATCTGCGAGGATCGTCTCGATGTCGTCATCCCAGATGACCTCGGCGAAGTTCGGCAGGTCGTTTCCGGCTTCCTTGCTGTAAAGGTAGGCCTGTCCCAGCGTCCACTGGCATCCGATTTCTTCCCAGCGCATTCCGGGCTTCGCGTTTTCTATGACTTCGATTGTGTACTTCATGGTGGTTCCTCCTTGTGGTTGTTTTCCCTTTTGGTATGTACATATATCACTCTGAACGCCTGTAATAGCAAGCTATTTATCGAAATATATGTGACAATCCTGCGGAAACATTCGAGGCCGAAATTGTGTAGTTTATGCCTCGCCGGTCATGATGAATTTCACGTATTCAGATCGGTGTTCCTCAAGGTAGATAACCAGCTCGTAGAAGTCTCTCTCGTAGGCCAGCCGCTGCACCATGTTCACATCGAACATATTCGTAAGGCCGGTGTCCCGGATGGCGAGGATCTGCTCCTTTACCTTTTCATCCATGTCAGTCCACCACCTTTCGCACAAGGTCGATGCCGTAGATGACATTCAATCCGGAGCCGTTGTCCCAGTCCACCAGCAGGGAGCCGGTATCGTCAATCCCGGTGACGGTTCCCTTGGTGCCAATGGGAGGTGCCTGCACATCGTCCATCTGGAGAAGCTCCACGCGTGTGCCTGCCGGGTAGCGGGAGCGGAGTGCTGTAAGCTCGTCTTTTGTGATCATTCGCATGCTGCCACCTCCTTTTCCGGAGCGCCGTTCTTCCAGCTGGAATTGCCGGAGAGGTTCTTTAAGAGAATCTTGCGTTCTGCCTTGTACTCGTTTCCGATGAAGCCCAGCCGCAGGAGGAAGCAGCGGAATGCGTACTTCTCATTGTCGACTTCCTTTTCCGTGGCGCTGATGCGCTTCAAATCCCGGCTCATCTTGCCAAGGGCTGCAATGAAGTGGGTGTAGGCCTTGACCGCTTCCGGCTCCGGCATTTCCGGGAACCAAGGGAAGCTGACCGTGTCCTCCGTGACCTCGATGCCAAGGTCGTCAATGCCGAGCGCCTTCTTGATGAGGCTTTCCTTGGCGGTGAGGAGGTTGGTGAGGTTTCCGACCGCCACCTTGTCGAGCGGGAGGCTGACCGTAAGGCCGGTAGCTTCGTCGTCGTTTTCTGCGGTGATTTCTTCGTCGATGCTTTCGACCTCCTCGGCATCTTCCGGTGTGAAGCCATCCGCGAGAAGGCTCTCGATGATGCGCGTGAGCTTGTCTGCGTCTTCGCAGGTGACGCCGCCTTCCTTATCGACGGTGATGTCGCCGATCTCGTAGGCGCAGGTTGGCATGCGCATGTAGGCTGCCTTGTCGCCGGTGAGGTTTTCGATGGCCGTGACTAATGCTTTTCTGTCGTTTCCGGTTACGTTGTAATTTGCTTTCATGAGTGTGTTCCTCCTTTGTGAAATTGGGTTTTTCGCTGTGCTGTGCCTTTCGGCATGTATATACATCACTCTGAAAGCCTTATTTATCAAGCGATTTCCGACATTTTTCGAGGTAGAAAACCGTCAAATAATCCGGGCAGAAATTGTGTATTATACACCCGCCGTCGGAGAGGTTTCGACTTCCTTTGCCAGAGCGGAATAGAAGAGCTTTTCGCCGTTCCTTATTACATACACATTTTCCTCATCGCCGGTATCCTCCACGTAGCGCCGGAGGATGACAGAGGCGTATTTCGGATCAAGCTCCATCATGTAGCAGACGCGGTTCAGCTGCTCGCAGGCCATCAATGTGGAGCCGGAGCCGCCGAAGGTATCAATTACCACAGCATTCTCCTGAGAGGAGTTCTGGATCGGATAGCCCAGAAGGTCAAGCGGCTTACTGGTCGGGTGATCCTTATTGCGCTTTGGCTTGTCGTAATTCCAGATGGTCGTCTGCTTGCGGTCGGAATACCACGGGTGCTTGCCGTTTTGCAAAAATCCGTAGAGCACCGGCTCATGCTGCCACTGATAATCGGAGCGACCGAGCACGAGGGAGTTCTTCACCCAGATACACACACCGGCAAGGTGGAAGCCTGCGTCAATGAATGCCTTCCTGAAGGTGAGCCCTTCGGTATCAGCGTGGAAGCAGTAGGCGGCTCCGCCTTTTTCGAGGTGGTCGGCCATGTTCTTAAACGCGGCCAGCAGGAATTTATAAAACTCCTCGCCCTTTAAGCTGTCGTTCTGGATCGTAAGACCGTCCGAGGCTTTGAAGGAAACGCCGTATGGCGGATCTGTCAGGACAAGGTTTGCTTTCTTGCCGTCCATGAGCTTTTCCACGTCCTCCGGAGAGGTGGCGTCGCCGCACATCACTCTATGCCTGCCGACTGTCCAGATGTCGCCGGGCTCCACAAAGGAAGCCTTCTCCAAAGCAGCAGTCAGGTCAAAGTCGTCATCGGCGATGTCTTTTTCATTTCCGGTGCCGAGCAGCTTATCCAGCTCACCGGCATCGAAGCCGAGGAGGGATAGGTCAAAGGACTGATCCTGCAGGTCGGACAATTCGACTGACAGCATTTCCTCATCCCAGCCTGCGTTAAGCGCCAGCTGATTGTCCGCAAGGATATACGCACGCTTTTGTGCTTCCGTCAGGTTCTCTGCAAAGACGCAGGGCACGGTTTCGTAGCCTTCCTCGCGGGCAGCTGTCACGCGACCGTGGCCGACGAGAATGTTGTAGTCAGCGTCAATGACCGCAGGGCTCACAAAGCCGAACTCCCTGAGAGAAGCGCGGAGCTGTGCAATCTGTTCCTTACTATGCGTCCGGGCATTCCGGGCATAGGGCACCAGCTTGTCGATAGGTACCTGTTCCAATTTCTGTGTGTTCATTTACATATTCCTCCTGCTTCGAAGCAGCTGTTCCATCACGCTGTCCTGCGGGCTGCCTTCAAAGGGCTCGGTGCAGTTCTGCTTCACAATGTCGTAAATTTCATACCAGAGCAGGTTGGCCTGCTTCTGAAAGTTCATCAAAAGCTGCGTAAAAGGGCTCGCAATCGCAGCGCCAGTGGTCGGGTGTTTTCCGAGCATGCCGTATTTGCTGACAGCCTCGGAGCACTGGATGTACCGGGCAAAGGCCTCTGAGTAGCTTTCGAGCAGGCGCTTGTTTACCAGACGCTCGCAGCCGCGCTCTTTAAGCCACAGCCATGTTTCCTTGTAGATTTCATCTGCGCCGAGCGGCTTTCCGTCCTTCTGTTGGGCGGAGAGGTAGTCGTCCGGGTCTGGCATATCCATGCCTTCCAGCTCCACGCCGTCACCGATGTCATCAACATCGAAGTCGGTCAGGTCATCTGTGAAGTCCGGCAGCTCCATGCGCTTTGCAGGTGCGCCTTTCATGATTTTGTCGGCGAGGGCGTCCGGCTTTGAGCCAGCTTTGACACGCCGCCCGCCGCGATAGGTTCCGTCTTTCGCCATGTCTATCACTTCCATTTCTGCGGTGCAGGGTTTAATACCCTGTTTGAATTGCAATTTTTGCGTAAAAGACCCCGCGCCGTTTTCCGGGGAAAAGGGTCGTAGAGATTTTGACCGCCCTACCGGTCGCCGCGCTCGTGGTGAATCTTCTCGTGACACGAACGACAAAGACTCATAAGGTTGGACTCGTCATTCGATCCTCCCTCAGCAAGTGGCACGATGTGGTGGACTTCCTCAACCGCGACGTAGCGTCCTTCCTTTAAGCACTGCTCACAAAGCGGGTGCTTATGAACGTAGCGGTCACGGATTCGTTTCCAAGCTCTGCCGTAGCGTTTGCCGGGAGAGTAGCCGCGCTGGAACTTCTCGTAGTGCTGTTCCATGACCTTGGCGTGCTCCTCACAATAAACACCGTCCGTTAGGCGTGGGCAGCCGGGATAGCGGCACGGTCGTTGTGGTTTTCTTGGCATAAGCCGTGCCTCCTTTCAGGGCATAAAGAAAGCCCTGCAGGGTGTTCCCGCAAGGCTTGTGTGCTGCGCGTGCAGCTGTTTCTTTATTCTTTTCGCTGATTATATACTATCATAAAGGGCGGGTGGACATCTTAGGACAAAGCAGGACATTTCGGGCGCATTTCAAATGATAATTGGATCATCCGGAAGCGTCACATGAAGGAGCGCCTTACCGTGCCAGCGACGAATGGTGCGGGCATCTGCACAGAGCTCCATCCCGATCTGCTCCCATGTATAGTTATGGATGTAGCGGTACTTGAGTACCATGCGCTCGTCGGTATCAGGAACTGCCTCAATGACCTCCCGTATCTGTTTCTTAAGGTCTGATAGCATTTCCAGCTCACCGGCGATTTTCTTTTCCAGTGTCCACAGCTTCTCAAGCGTCCGGACAAATGGTGCTTCGGTATTACGCGATGTCTGCACGCGGTCTTTATCATATTGGATAGCCGACACGCTGCCTGCCATCTCACGCAGGTTTTGTGCTTCCATCGTGTCGGACTTGATTCTCTGATCAAGGCGGTAGGCCTGATGGAGATATTCTTTTACTGTCATAAGGACTTCGCCTCCTCTCGTAGTTTTTGTATGAGATACTCGCCGTCCACACTCGTTAAGACCTTGTACCAGCCGGAGCGGAAGAACCGTTCGCATTCCATTGCGTCCGACATGGCAGCTTGATTACCGGGCTTCTTTTTCAGGCGCTTCAGGGCATCCCGGTAATCCTTCACTGCCTGCAGCACGATGGCATTGGCGAGATTTTCATAAGGATCGGTCATCACACCACCTCAAGATCAGCCTTGACCGCGTCAATCAGTGCGGTCTGCGTCATCTCTTTCTTGGATAGCGCCTTTACAATCCTTTCGTCGATGGTGCCCTTGGTAATAATGTGCTGGATCACCACAGTGCCGGATTCTTGACCTTGCCGCCAGAGACGGGCGTTGGTCTGTTGATATAATTCCAGCGACCATGTAAGACCGAACCACACAAGGGTGGAGCCTCCGGCCTGAAGGTTCAAACCATGACCGGCAGAGGCTGGATGGATGACTGCTACAGGAATCTTTCCCGCATTCCAGTCAGCAATATCTCGGCTGGTCTTGATCTCCCGAACATTGAAGCGGTTCTTGATGCGGCGGAACCAGTAGGCCACAAGAAGCGGTTTTTCATTGGCGGCCTCGATAATATCCTCCAAAGCGTCCAGCTTCCTATCGTGGAACTCGATGACCTCACCGGTATCGGCATAAATGGCACCATTTGCGAGCTGTGAGAGCTTGCCTGTAAGCGATGCGGCATTGGCAGCAGTCACCTCACCATCAGGGAGCTGCAATATGAGCTCCTGTTTCAAATCTTCATAACGGCTGCGCTCAGAGTCAGAAAGCTGCACTTCATATTCTGTTGAAACCAGCTCCGGCATCTTCAGATGGTCGGTAGATTTCATGGAAATCGTGATATCCGAGATCCTCCGATAGATGGCATCCTCCGCATAGGGCAACGGCTTATAGGAGTAGATGATCTCGCCGTTTCTCTTGTCCGGCATGAAGTAATTTGTCCGGTACTGTGTGATAAAGCGTCCGAGGCGCTCGCCCATATCCAGCACTTTAAACTCTGCCCACAGATCCATGAGACCGTTGGAGGAAGGAGTGCCTGTGAGCCCGATAATCCGGTGAATCCGTGGCCGTACCTTCATCAGCGACTTAAAGCGCTTGGATTTGTGATTTTTGAAGGACGACAGCTCATCGATAATCACCATATCGAAGTCAAAGGGAAAGCCGGACTCGTCAATGAGCCACTGTATGTTCTCACGGTTGATGATCGTGATATCCGCTTGCTGCATGAGGGCGGCTTTTCGCTCCTTCGGTGTCCCGACTGCGACCGCATAGGTCAGACCTTTTAGGTGCTCCCATTTATGGATTTCTGCTGGCCATGTATCGCGGGCGACTCTTAAGGGAGCCACCACTAAAACGCGATGCACTTCAAAGCTGTCAAACAACAGGTCATATACTGCCGTCAGGCTGATGATCGTCTTGCCAAGTCCCATATCTAAAAGGACTGCAGCCACGGGATGCTTTTCGATGTAGCGGATGGCATAAGCCTGATAATTATGTGGATTGAAGTTCATCGATCATCCCTCCAATCTGCTCCGGATCGTCAATGACATATACCGCAAAGCCCATCTCCCGCAGCAGCCTGTGGCGTGAGAGCTGGAGAGGGCGTGGCTTTTTGCCGGGTGCCTTCAGCTCCGCGAAACCGATATGGCCGTCAGGGAGTAAGATCAGACGGTCGGGCATTCCTGCGAAAGAGGGACACACCAGCTTAAGTGCAATGCCGCCGTTCTTTTTCACCGCCATAGTTAACTTGTTTTCTATCTGTTTTTCTATCATTGCAAACCTCCGTCAGGCGTTAATTTCAGGGGATGTGCAAGGTGTATCAATGGTATTTACCAAACTTTTTCTTAGAGCTATTTTTTTAGGCCTAAGAGAGTTTTTATATAAGACCTTGATACACCTTGTCATAGTCCCGGATTACTGCAGAAAATCTTCCTCTGCGCCGCTGTCCTCATGAATCTTTAAGCCCTTGAAATAGCGCTTCCGATTCAGTGTCAGCCGCTCGAATCCGGCTTTCTCCAGCGCAAAGTAAAAGTCTGCCGTGCTGCGCACATACTCATTGCAGTCCAGTGAGTAGTTGCGGTATGCCTGATAAAGTGCCGAGGAGCTTTCCTTAAAGGACTCATCCACATCGCACTTCTCGTCCAGAAAATGTCCGAACCAGTCGTTCTGGCTGCGATATTCATCGATGGCCTTCGTCACGCAGTCCGGTACCGGAATCTGGTAGTCCAGCGCAATGACTTTTTTAGCACCTTCGATGATCCATGCAAGTATGCTTTCACCGGCATTTTCATACAGGTACTCACCGTAATTTTTGATGTCGGCCTTGCCCTCGATCTTGGCGTTGAACGGAATCACGATAAGCCTGCGCCAGATACCGTCATCGGAGGCGGAGACGCGAGGCAGGTGGTTCGTATATAGAACCAGCGTGTGGCAGGGCTTGAAGGAAAACGGGTCTTTATACTTTTTCTCCGCAAATACATCATCCGTAGAGCAGAGCTGTTTGACGGTGGAGTCGTTGAGTCTTGCACCTTCCTGCATTTCCGCAGCGATCAGCAAGCGTTTGCCTTTGACCTCAGCCATTTCCGGTTTGATGTTCCTGCGGCAGCCGACAGTCAGGGTGTCTGCGGATATATTTCCGCTGTAGAGTCCCAGCACGCGGGAGATGGCATTCCAGAAGGTGGATTTGCCGTTACGTCCATCGCCGTATGCGATGATGAGCGCCTCCACAAAAACTTTCCCGATAGCAGCAAGGCCACAGATCATCTGTACATAGTCGATAAGCTGCTGATCCTTCTGAAAAATCAGATCCAGATTATCCTGCCAGAGCTGCGCTCCTTTGCTGCCGGGTGACACGGACGTGATTTTTGTAATAAAGTCATCAGCAGAGTGCTCGCGGGCTCCGGCCATACCTTTGCGAAGGTCGTAGGTCGCCTCCGGTGTGCAGAGCAGGAAGCAGTCTGCGTCCAAGTCTCTCGGCGAGATTTCCAGCATCGGGTGCGTCTCTTTGAGGGTAGATGTAATGTTCTTGGAGTCGCGTCTGCGGACGGCAAAGCTCTGGTAGGCCTTGGCGGCAAGGAACTCCTGATAGGCCTCCATCTGCTCGTCACTCATCAGCTGTTCAGCTTTGGCCTTGGATGTGTTATCAAGGATTTCTTGTGCTCCGCAATTTTTGAGCTTCTGTAGAGCCTCCATCATATTTCGATTGGCTTCTGCGAGCTGCCTGCGGGTGAGTTCATGAGCGACGGCCTGTGCGCCGGGCTCTGTTTCCTGCCAGTAGTGATCGCTGTATCGGATAAAGTGGGTGGCTGGTGAGTAGCGCAGCTCGTTTGCAAAATACTTCGAGAGCACCTCGGCCTGCCCGACGTCGGAAAAGTCCTCCGGCTTATAGCTATTCTCATCGTTATAGACTTCCGGAGGGACATATCCGTCCTCTCGGCTGATCTTGGAATAAAAGCGCTGTGCGCTGTGCCATATTGTACTAAGCTCGCTGTTATCCAGAGGCGGCACGCAGGTCGCGGCCTTTTCCAGAAAACTTTGGTAGGCTTTTTCCGTATCGCCGTATTTCTTTATGACGATACCGGCAAAGCGGGACATGGTAGCATTACGGCTTCCTTCCGGGATCACGACGTCTTTCTCGTGGCCACCGGGCAGGTCTGCATCGAACTCGTCGTCATTCAAAAATTCAGTGAGGTTCATGCGACCGGGATAGAGCTCCACATTCGGCTCCTGTGTTCCGAAGAAGAAACGAGCAGCATCCAATGCCTTCGTATCGAAATACGGAAATATGGAATTGACCAGCTTCTTCATATCGCTATAGAGGGCAGCATCCGTTACCCGGTCGATTGGAAAGAGCACATGGAACTTTGGCCTTGCCGGTTTGCCGTTTTTCTCGCGCTGATTAAAGCGGCTGTAATGGATGGCGAGGCTTACTCCCGGAAATGCCTCCAGCACGTCTGCCGGTGTGATCCAGTCTTTCGAATCTTCTGAATGGTCGTTATCACAGTCCACGGGAAGACAGTCAGCGGAGAGGAAGTTGTCACTGTTGCGGTAGTGGTTTTTGTACTCCGCGCACACATAGTCGTGACCGACTGCGTCTCTCATGCTGTCCGTATTCATGACAACGGTTTTATGCGGATAGGAGCAGTTTCCGGGATTGCCGATAAAATCGGCGCTAAACAGGGTAAACATCAGTCGTACACCTCCTCCGATTCTTCTTCCAGCACCTTCGTGATAAATTTCAGGGCGCGGATCATAGTTTCCAGTTCGCAGTCGCCGCCGAGGGTAACTTCAAAACCGTTGCAGCCGAATCTGTCTATAAAAGGCGTGACATGGATATCTGTGCTGGCTTCATCGGAAATGCGGAAATAGGTGCGTCCGCCGTGGCCGGTGTCGCCACCTTTGTAGCCGGTTGTTCCGGCTTCGACCTGCAGGATATTGGCACTTACAACATCGCGGGTGTAGGTAGTGATCTCAGTGCCATCGAAAAGCTCTCTGCGATTTTCTTTAATTTCATACATAGCGTTAGACCTCCTGACATTCTTCTGTGAAATAGCGCAAGTGATAGCCCTTCCACTTGGCGCGTTTGATTTCTGCTTCCATACCGGATGAGATGCGGCTGCCGAATACCCAGACCTCAGCGCACTTGCTCATGAGGGCATTTCCGAAGAACAGACCAAGCTCACGTTCGTCCGGATTGTCATCATCAAGGAACTGCGGAAATAGCAGGTGCGGTGCGATAGGGATATATCCCTTGTCCACGGCATACCGACTGTAGCGTCTGGCGTTGGCTACGTTTGTCTCCACATCTCCGGAAAACGGAGAGCAGATGTAGACGATAGGCCGGAAAGCACGAAGGGACTGCTTTTCATTTGCAGCAATCCGGGAGAGTGCTTCACCTGCAGTTGGGTCAGGATAGCCTTCGCTGTTGCGATAATCGTTGCTCACTCAAAGTCCTCCTTTCCGGGCAGACTTAAAGGCGTCCACCTCCAATTTCCACTGGAGATGAACGCCTGATTTGAGCGGACGATTTTAATCTTTTTTGTAGAAGGGCGTGACATAACCGTCTGCGCGGAGCTTCAGGCCTTTTGCCCACGGTGGAGTCCTGCCCATCTGTTCACAGAGAACGTCAAGTGACATGCGAGGGTCTGCTTCAATGACCAGTTCGTCGTGAATATGCATGACGATGGAGCAGCAGCGCAGCGTCTTCATGGCATAGCAGAGAATGTCGCGGGAGGTTGCCTGCACGATATTTTCCACGAATTTCGGCCCGTATGAATCGAGCCGTTCCCATTTTTTCGTGCTGCCGATGCCCTCATAGGTAATACACTCGCCTCCGAATTTATTCGTACCGACCTTTGGCTTTACATAGGCGAGGTTCCGTCCGGAGGGCAGCGTAATAAAGAGCATCCCGGAACGGCAGGAGAAAGTAAGCCCATAGCTGCTGGTTGTGTGTTTATACTTCACGGCCTCCATGACAGCGCTGTCGACATCCCACCAGAATTTTACGATGTTGGGATTTGTCTGCCGCCATGCGTCCACCAGAGGAGGAAGCTCATCCTCGGAAAGTCCCATCTCTATAGCGCCCATTGCCTTTAAGGCTCCGACCGAGCCGCCGTAGCCGAGCGCGAGTTCCGCAATTTTGCCTTTTTGACGCAGATGGCCGTTAATGCCATGCTTCTCAACCGGAACATGGAACATCTGACTGGCACTGGCGCAGTAGATGTCACCTCCGGTTTCAAAGACTTTTTGACGCCACGTCTCACCGGCATACCACGCGATGACTCTTGCTTCGATGGCGCTGAAGTCGGAAACATAAAACTGCGTACCGTCCTTCGGGATGAATGCTGTACGGATCAGTTGGGAGAGGGTGTCCGGGACATCCTCATATAGAAGCTTCACGGCATCGAAGTTGCCGGATTTTACAAGGGCACGAGCATCGGCCAGATCCGGGAGATGATTTTGCGGGAGGTTTTGTAATTGTATAAGCCTGCCTGCCCAGCGTCCGGTACGATTGGCTCCGTAAAAAGCGAACATGCCGCGAGCCCTACCGTCATCACAGACCGCACGCTCCATCGTCTGATATTTCTTAACGGAGGATTTGGCAAGCTGCTGTCGGAGCTCCAGAACGGTCTGAAGTTCTGGCGGAGCGGTTTTGATTAGTTCTGCCACGACTTTCTTTCCAAGGCTGTCAGTTTCGAGCCCGTTGTCGGAGAGCCACTGCTTCATTTGCTGGACGGAGTTTGGATTGTCAAGTGCTGTCATATCTTTCATGGCAGCAGTCAATTCTGACCGGGAGCGGGTGTCCATTTCGATGGCTTCCTTTACCAGATCCATATCGAGCCGGACACCACGGTCGTTGATTTCCTGATCGATGTGGTATTCATCCCAGACCGCCTCCGGCACAGGGAATTTTGCAAGACGATCCTTAATGCCGATCTCGGTTTCCACATCGCGGATGTTATATTTTTTGAAGGCTTCCCACTTGTCCGGCGCATTGAAAGGGTGATTCCTCGTGCGACCGCCGTTTGCTTTCGTCGGAGCGCAGGGCACGGAGAAGTATTTGATCAGGTCTTTTCCCTCCGTGAGTTTCTGTTTTTCAAGACCGAGGACGGCACCGACGCCTTCCAGAGAAAGCGGCAGTCCCATTGTTGCCGCCCAGACCATAGAGCAGCGCCAGCTTTCCGGATTTAAGAAGCGTGCGCATTCGGTCGAGAGAGGGTGGTTATCATGGAAGGGATCAAGGCTTACTCCAAGATCACGGAGATATCGTGACAAGCACACCCGTTCAAAATTTGCATTGAAAGCCCATTTGATGACAGTATCATCAGTCAGAGCATCTATAATTTCCTGTGGCAGACGTTCTCCCTGTGCAAGGTCAATGACCGTCACCTCGGAGCCGTCGGCGCTGTAGCCGAACAGCAGTATCTCAAAATCCGGTGACTCGGCATATTTATATACGCCACATTTGGATAGGTTCACGTCGCTGTAGGTTTCGATATCAATACTAAGTGTTTGCATAGATTTTCACCTCAATTCAAACAAGCGGCTTAAGATCACTCCTAAGCCGCCTGCCGGTACGGGATTATTTCAGGGATTCCATACGCTTGATATGGTATTCGTCGTCCTGCGCGGCCTTTTTCTCCTCGCGCTTCTCACGCTTGAAGTCATTGATCACCGTCTGGATGGCGACCACTGCCCAAGACAGCACTACTATGCAGAAGCATCCGATCAGGATGTTGCAGAGAAGGGATGAAATCATAACTGTGCTTTCCATTGTTTTGCGCTCCTTTCCTTAGTTGAGAAAATCTTCATCGTCGTCAGTAGCAAAGTCGGACTCAGCGCTTGCCTTGCCGCCGAGAGGCTCACCGTCACGGATCTTCTGCAGGTTGTTGAGCCCGCAGGCGATTCCCTTGTTGCCGGAAGAGTTGAAAGCATAAAACGTGATGCTGGCTCTGCCGTACACGCCGCTGTACACTTCGGAGCGAGTGAGAATCGGATTAAGGTCTGCGTCCACGATGCCGGGTGCAGAGGTTGCATTGGCGTTGACGAAGTAGGCGTTCTTGTAGGCCTCGTCGTCCGGACGTTCTGCATCACCATCGCGCAGAGGAGTCTTCAAAACAGAGAGCGCCGGTACGGACTTGCCGTTGCCCTTGAGCTTGGCCTCTCCCTCCTTGTAGGCAGCTTCGATAGCAGCCTGAATCTTGGCGATGGTCTTGGTGTCGGACTTCGGGATGATGAGGCTCACGCTGTACTTGGGTGTGCCGCCATTGATAGACTTCGGCTCCCAGACGTTCGCATAGCTCCAGCGAGTGTCAACACCGGTGATAACCTTCATGGGATTGCTGATTTTTACATTTTTACTCATTGTCGTTTTCCTCCATAAAATCATTTTTTGCTGTATTCATGGCCGGGCGCTTGTCGCTATCCGGCACAAGTGTGGGTTTGCCCTGCGGCTTTTCGATGTAAGCCGTCAGGAGTTCATCAAAGCGGGACTTGCCGAGGAGCTTCTGCATGGCGGTGATGCCGAGCAGCTTTTTCTCATACGGGTCAAAGCCTGCTTTCTCGACCGCGTCAATGACGGCGGACTCATTGCTGTATCTGCGGTTGCTGCGTCCTTCGACGATCTTGAAACCTGTCCATTCCTTACCGGAGAGAGCCTGCTGCAGAGCGTATTCCTTAATATCGGAAGCCCAGCTAACCAGTTCATCTACCTTGCCGAGAATGACTTCGATCTCGGTATCCGTAAGCAGTGGCGGGAGCTTGAAATCATGCTGCGCGAGCTTCAGATTTGCCTCGGCTCTGGCGCGGCACTCGTTCTTAGCCTTACAGAAGCCGCACCATTCACCGCACAGGAAGTTCCCGTCACCGGCAAAAGCCAGATCTGCGGTAGGCTTTAAGACTTCATCTGCCCAGCGATACAGGTCGTCCTTGCTGATCTCGTAGGTGCTGACGTTCTGGCGTCTCGGTTGGTAAATGGTCATGGAAACCTGATCGATGTCGTAAATGTCATCGAAAAGCTCCAAAGCGCCGAGGGCATAACACTGCATCTGCGGATTCTCCTCTGCGGAGACTAAGACGCCTAAGCCGTGCTTGTAGTCGATCACCCGGAGTGTACCGTCTGCGATGATGATGCAGTCGGCGGTTCCGAAGCCTTGTTCTACCCAGCGGGAGAAGTCCACACGCTGCTCGATAAGAACTACCGGGTCGGTGCAGGTTTCCTTGGCGGCTTCGACCTGCTCCAGCACATATTCGGCATAGCCGCTGGTGCAGTCCTCCATCTCCTCGGAATACCACTTGAGACTGTCGGTCGGGTCTTCTGAAGGAAGTCCCAGCGCGGTTTTCAATTTGTGTTCGCCAAGCGCATGAGCGTCGGTGCCTTCTGCAGCGTAGTCTGATCCTTTGTCCTCATAGGTTTCGCAGAGCCTCGCCGACGGCGGGCAGTGCAGCCACCTGTCGGAGCTGGATGCGGACAGGATCGCGTGTGCTTTAGCTGCCATTGCCAATCACCTCCGCGTCCTTTATCAGGGCTTCGTAGTTTGCCGGATCGATCTCCGAGAGCTTTGCAGCACCGTACTTTTTAAGCAGGGCGCGTACTTCTGCGGTATGACCGGCACGGGACTTCTCAGCAAGGACGGCTCTTACATCCTCCAGCTTGAGCTCAGGCTTCGGTTTCTTCTTGGTGGGAGCTTCAGTGGCCTGCGCTTCGTTGTCATCACCGGAAAACTGCTGGTAGAGCCAGTCGGCTGCGGCATTAATAGAAGCAGCAGCGGTGCGGAGCTCTTCGATGGTCTGTGCCATTTCTGCCATCTTTGACATTCTCTTTTCCTCCTTCCTCGGATTGGCTTGCGGCAAGGAGTGAGAGGTTCCTTGCCAGTCTGGCGGATACGTGACTGATGGAATTCAGGAGCTTGATCTCCTCGTTCACGTTGCCGCCGGTGTCTGCGTAACTGCGAATCATCTGTTGTTCACCTCGCTTTCTGAAGGCTGTGTTCTCTTGCCTTCACCTTCCACTGGAGATGAACTGCCGATTTGAGCGGAGGATTTTATAAAAAAATTCCGACCATCATCCGAAATAGGGACAGTGGCCGGAAAGGGTGTGATGATTACTTGTTTTCGATCTTATGAAGCTCGGTGTAGTAGCGCTTCATCTGGTCAGCAAAGGTACGCTGCGGGCGACCGAGGGCTTCCGCGATCTTACGATCTGAAATCTTAGGATTGTCGAGGCGCATCTGGATAATGCGGTCTGCATCCGGGTCAAGCTCACGGAAACGGGCAATGAGGTGCTTCAGCAGGTCGCGGTCAGCGTAGATATCTTCCATAGAAGGTTTGCTGTCCGGGATGTAATCTCCGAGAGTGCCATTGCCGTCCGGAAGCGGCTCGTCGAGGGAGACTGTATCGGGAGCGTGATATTCGCACAGATCGCATTGTCCGTCGCATTTCCAAAGATAATACTTCGGGCACATGCAGCGTCCATGATACTGCTCACGTTTCTGGGTAGCCCAGATGTCCGGATAGAGGGAACGATACTGCTCCTCGGTGATAGGGGTGAGTGTGACCTTGAAGGGATTCTCCGGGTCACGAAGTGGAAAGTAACGCTTGTTGTCATTGTTTTTCTTAGAATTTTTCATTTTCGGTTCCTTTCTGAGCGAAAGGAGCCGAGAGAACGCAAAGCCGAAGTCATAAGAAACACAAATGGCCGGATAACTCTGAAACATTGTGTTTCAAAGTCATCCGGCCATTTGGTAGTTCATCTCGACTCCGTTGCTCGGTATGCTTTGCGTATTAAGTTTTCGATTCAGTTGTTACATTCCTGCCTGCATTGCGTAAGCAGCAATACGGTTGTGGGAGGATTCCTTTACTGCTGACTCATCGCAAAGGATTTTTACGATGTGATTGCAGTTAGGACACTTGAGCTCGATGTACAGCTTTTCCTTCGGAATATCTGATACATCGCAGGCTCTCTTTCCACAAACGGGACATTTGAGCGGCTTGTTCATGCCTTCCTCCTTTCTTGTAGTATATAAGCGTGTTCGCTGATTTACTACACCTATGGTAAAAAATATGGGAATGCACCTGTGAGAGCACATTCCCGTGCTAACAAAAATATTCGTCGAGAGATAGTTCCTCTCTGGATACCAGTTTTAATTCCTGAAGCCGGTATTTCATGGGTGTGTAGTTGACACTGAATTTCTCGGCCAGTTCAGAAATTGCCTGATCGACATCGTAGGTTTTCGGAAGTGGTGCAGGCGGTGATGAACGTAAGCCCATTGTCTTAAGAAATTCAGCTGTGGCTGCCTCCCGTGGCATCAGGAATGCAGCAGCGCAGTAATTGGCTTGGTATTCAATGACCTCGATAGCGGACATGTTTGACCTGTCTCCGGTCTCTGCGCGGAAGGCTTTCTTCTGGCAGAAGTGCTGGTAATTTGCTGACCGATTCATAAAGCAGCGTGTATGAAGCTTCTGATGGAAGCATTCATGAATGCAGCTGAAGTTCTCGATTCCGCGATTGTCGCCCTCGTTGATACTCCGATCAATGATGATAGTTCCCTTTTCGACAGGAGTCTTTTTGGGAAACATCCCATTGAATACGATGTTGTCTGGCGGAGTCTCGTCGGCTTCATTGATGGGAATCCAAGCATAGTAGTAGCCGTTGTTGTAGGCTGTCATTCCAAGAATCGACTGATCCGGTGACAAGTAAAACCAGTCTGGCGTGCAGTGGATAAAATCCACCACGTCATATACATCAATTTTCTTAGGCCGGATAAGGCGTTCTTTGTCAAAAGACTCGTTCAGGCTGTCCGCCTCATTTTCGAGCTGGGTTTTGCTGTAGTCATAGTACCGCAAATTACGTGTTGCCTCCGTTTTTTTCCTGATTTTCCAGCATGTCGATAATTTTCTGCCAATCATCCTCACCGGCATTGATGTCACGCGCTTTACGAAGAGCAGTGCGGAGATTGCCGACACCCATCACATAGTCAGATAGATCAGGAGATACGCCGTTATCTCTTGAGAGGGCAGCGTAGTCGAATAGCGTATTTGTGTCATCTTCGTTGAGACCCAGCACCTCAGCGATTTTATAGATTTTGTCTTTGTCTGGCGGATACCTCCTTCCTTTTTCAATATCGCTCATGTAAGCAGGGACAATGCCCAGCTCCTCGGCAAGCTTTCGCAGGCTGATTTCTTTCTCCTGCCTTTTGGCTTTTACAAATTCTCCGAATTTGTTTTCCATGACGATCCTCCTTTCGTAGCATGTAAGCGTGTTCGCTTAAATACTACACTAAGTATACACAGTTGCTTCAACGAAGTCAAGGGCTCAAATGTAAATTTTCTTTAAACGGTGGCACATGCCCTTAGCAAAAAGCAGGCGAGGAAATCTACAGTAGTACAGTGAACATGGGCTATTTCCCAGACCTTCCGCGTTCGACCGTCTAAGAAGTGGAAGTATTTTTATTGCGGTATGCGAGATATTTAATGCGCAAATGCAAATTTTTAATCTGAAATCAGGTTGAAATCTCTCGCCTGATGTGTTATAATTTATAAGGCGTCTTTTGCCGATAGGACTCTAATGGTTAGGAGGAGAATACATGGCAGTCAGCTATAAGAAATTATGGAAATTACTAATTGATAAAAATATGAAGAAAAAGGACTTAAGAGCTGCCAGCGGGATCAGCACAACAACACTTGCGAAACTTGGCAAGGATGAAAACGTCAGTACTGAAATCCTGTCGAAGATTTGTGCTGCCCTGAACTGTGATGTCGGAGACATCATGGAAATGGTGCCCGATGATTCGAAGGATGTGGAATAAATGAATGGCAAAGACAATAAACAGACAAGGAGTTTTTTAAATATGAATCAGTCAACGTATAACGCATTGAAATCCTTTATCTGGGGAATCGCTAACGATTGCCTTGTAGATGTATATGATGTGGGCGACTACAGGAAGGTCATTCTTCCGATGCTGGTCATCCGCCGTTTTGATGCGGTCTTGGAGCTGAAGCACGATGAAGTGGTAGCGGCAAAGAAGAAATTCGAGAAGGACGGAGTCACTGTCGATATTGATCCCGCGCTCTGCGGAATAGCTGGACAGGCCTTTGTGAACAAGTCTGACTTCACGCTGCGTGACTTGAAGTCCAGAACGAATCAACAGCAGCTCCGGAAGGACTTCATCGACTACCTCGATGGTTTTTCCAAAAATGTACAGGAGATCATTAATAAGTTTCATTTCCGGGATCAGATTCCGCGCCTTTCCGAGCAGGATAGGCTTGGATTGCTTATCGAGAAATTTGTCGATCCGAGCATCAACCTCAGCAATAAGCCTGTTCTAAATGAGGACGGCTCTGAAAAATTGGAGGCACTTGATAATCATACAATGGGTACCCTGTTTGAAGAGGTTATCCGTATGTTCAATGAGCAGACAAATGTGACAGACGCCGGACGCCACTTTACGCCGCGTGACATTATCGAGCTCATGGCCGACCTTGCCTTTATCCCGATTCAGGATAAGATTCAGAGCACCACATATAGAATTTATGACGGAGCGTGTGGCACGGGAGGCATGCTCACTGTCGGCGAGTCCTGTATTCAGAATCTCGCTGAGCGTCGTGGCAAGAAGGTCTCCATCAATCTTTTCGGTCAGGAGAACTTTGACGAAACATATGCCATCGCCTGTGCGGATATGCTGCTTAAGGGCGAGGGCACGCAGGTCAATAATATCTTTTTCGGCTCCACCATCTCTAACGATGGCTTCCCGAAGGATGAGTTTGACTTCATGCTTTCAAATCCGCCCTTCGGTACCTCGTGGAAGGCAGAACTTAAGGCGTGGGGAGATATTAAGAAAGACGAGATTACCGATCCGCGTTTTATTATTGACTATGATGGTAACCCGGAGTATACCTTGCTGCCTGATATTGGTGATCCTCAGATGCTGTTCCTTGCAAACAACATTAGCAAGATGAAACAGAAGACCTCACTTGGAAGTCGAATTATAGAGGTACACAATAGCTCATCCCTCTTTAATGGTAACGCGGGAAGCGGCGCGAGCAATCTACGCAGATACATTATTGAAAATGACCTGCTGGAAGCTATTGTCGCATTGCCAGAAAAGATGTTTTATAACACGGACATTGGAACCTTTTTGTGGATTCTCACAAATAAAAAAGACGAGAAACGAAAAGGGACGGTTCAGCTTATCGACGCGACGTCAATGAAGTCGCTGCTTAAGAAAAACATTGGTGAGAAAAATAGCGAAATCACCCCGGAAATTCGGCGAAGAATTGTCGAACTCTATCTTGCCTACAGAGATGCAGATCCAAAATTCAGTATGGTTTTTCCGAATGAAGAGTTTGGTTATTATGCTGTGGATGTTCAGCGGCCTTTAAGATTAAAAGTTGACTTGAAAGAAGAAAAACTCGATATGCTATTTAGGTAA